AGGATATTCCTGGTCATGTAAATACTGGTATGGCTACTTAGAGCCCTCGTATAAAAGGAGGAATTTTGGATAAACTTAAACAAGCACAAGAATTATTGCGTATAAATACTGTTTGGAACAAAATTATTGAAGAAATAAAAAATACTTTAGAAATTGGTTCCAGCGAAAAAGACATAATAGATGATATTGTGCAAAGAACTTGGGCTGAGGAAAAAGAAAATGAACGAAGCAGTAATAACAATTAAATTAAGCGATAGTGAAGTAAACTTACTTACAGAATGCTTAACAAACACCACCTTAAATGGTGAACACAAACAACCAATTAAAAAACTAACAGATGATTTCTTAGTAATACAAGAACTTGTAAAGACTGAAAGAAGAAAACGTCAATTATTAGATAGTAGAAAATCAATGGATTTATCAATTGTAAATCCTAATTGTGAGGTATGCGATGACTGAATGGAAACCAGTTCCAAAGAAAGGATTAGTATACTTAAAAGACTTACCAATTGGAAGTAAATGTGAAGTAAATGGTCTTACCGTAATGTTAGTAGATAAGGGAATTAATTGCGATGTAGTTATTTTGAGTAAAATAAATAATGAGTGGTATAATATGCACGAATCTTATTATAGCGGTAAACATACTTGGTCTAATAAAACCGAAGTAAAACCATTATGAAGTGTGAATGTTGTGGACATATTAACGGAAGAAAATATAATCCACAAAGAAGAATTATCGAACTAATAGAAGCAAGAACACATAACGAAAAATTAAAAGATGTGATACGCTTAATTAGAAAAGAGATACCTTCTGATAAAGATAACCAGAAAACATTTTATTTCTTACAGGCAATATCAAAGATACCTGATGATGCAGTTGAAAAGGTTATACATAATTATATAACAGATGAACACGCATATAAAGGCAAAGGATTTGCTTATTTGCAAAGAATGATTATTGATGGATACGCAAATAGAACTAAGATGTTAGAAAATGAAATTAAACGTTTTGGTAAAACACCAAAAAGAGTAAAAGTAGAAAGAGGAGAGTATAAAAATGTCTATAGTAGCAATGGAGGAAACCCTATTTCCAGTTAAAGAAGTTCCAGCGACATTTATGAAAGCTGAAGGAAAGAAAAGAACTTTAGTAACTGGTACAGGTCATAAATTCATCATAAGAGAAGATACAGGAGATGTATTGTCTTGTATGACTGAAGAATATAAAGTTGTTGATAATAGGTCAGTTGTCAACAAGGTTCAAAAAGTATTAAGAGGTACACAAACAGAACTCGTAGAAGCCAAAACATTTTCTGGTGGACAACGTGCTATCTGGAAGTGGAACTTTCCTAAAACTGAAGTAAAAGTAAACAAAGGCGATTTAATTAATCCACAATTAATTGTTTCTAATAGCTATGATGGTAGCACATCAGTTAATATTATGGGTGGTGCATTTAGATTGGTTTGTTTAAATGGTTTAACTATTGGTAATGTATTGACTAGTAAAAAAGCAGTACATAAAAATAGTAACACTAGTATTGACCAATTAGAGGATAATATTTCTCGAACAGTAGGTATGTTAGTGGAAATCTTTGAAACAGAATTTCCTAATCTGATTAATACCAAGTTAAAGAAAAGACATATTATTGAAATGAGTAAACTTATGCCAAGTGTATACCTTGAAGAGTTTACTAGATATGTTTTGAATAACGATATGAATAATTATTGGGATTTATTGAATGCGGCTACATATGTGTCTACACATTCTACAAATCGTGATAGAGAATCTGTTCATATTATGGAGAATCAGATATATCCTACAATAACAAAATTAGCAAGAGCGTAGGTTCCTGAAACGTAAAAGGTCCCTGAGATTAGACCACTTGATAGAGACTGGCTACTGTACAGAAGTCATATAGAGAACGTAGCGTGACCCTCTCTACAAAGTCTATTCTCTTGCTAGTAAAACTACAGAAGACGCACATGTAATCATTCCTTGTGATAGTTAAAGACCGATAACTATTTAATACCAGGTACACAAGGTTTTGCCTTATTCTGTAGTTAAATTGGGCGGTGATGGATTAGCCAGTAGACTCTAGAGTTTATAAACCGCCTAAATAACCAGGGTAGTATGTAAAGCCGTCACCGTGAGGTATTACTACCCTAAACCTTTGGAGATAAAATGAAATTAAATAGTAGAGAACAAGCGTGGCAACGTAGAAATGAAGGAAAATTAAAAAAAGAATCGCACCCTTCATATAAAAAAATGCAAACAAAAAAAAGCTTTGAAGAAAGGTTAAAAGACTTTAAATTTGTAGACCCGTGGAGTGAGGAGGGTCTTAAGATAGCTGAAGAAAATGCACAAAAGTACGGACGTGCTTGGTGGATATTTGCAGGATTACCTAGAAAATATGGAGCTACTTATCAATCTACTTGGATTGAACAATTTAGAGTAGAACACGTAGAGGAGGATGTATGACAAGTAAATTTGTATGTAAATCTTGTAAAAGCGAAAATGTTTCTCAAAGTGCTTGGGTAAATATTAATACAGAAAAACTTGTAGATTTTGTAGACGATAGCAGTTATTGGTGTGATAGTTGTCAAGAAGAAACAAGTCCAGAAAAAATATTTGATTTGAGAGAAGCTGAGTTTTATGAAGATGGTGTAGATAAATATCCTATCTCATATACACCAACGAAACAAGAAATACAAGATACTAAACAAAATACTGCGTGGAGTATTAAACACGAAGGACACTTGAATAAAAATAATATAATTTTTCATACTAATAAATATCAAAAAATAGTAGAAAAAATGAAAAAAGTTGATGATAAATTAAAAAATGCTTGGAAGAAAAATGATGAAAGTAATAGATGATATTGGGCAAATTTACGACCCAACAAAAGTAAATGAAGATAAAAATATAGATACATTAATAAAAGAACTTGAATTAAAAATTAAAAATCAAGGTATGATTACAAATGCAAGAGATGAGGAATTATTAAGTAATTTAAAGTCTATAAAAAATAATGAAAGGTGAGGAAAAATGGAAAATAAAATGGAATTTATATCTATTAAACTAAATTATAGAACAGATGAAAACGGAATTAGAATATATGATTATGATGAAATGAGAAATCAATTTGAACAGCATATGTTACAATGTGCGGCTAATACACAGGGTGATTTAGATGGTTGGTCTGATAAACAGGCAGATTATGCTATGGATAATATGACGGCTGATGAAGCATTCTTATACGCAAAGGAAATATTCTAATGATAAAAAGAGTTAATCGTAAATCTATGTTAATTAGAGAGTCTGGTAGAAGTAGTGATTTTATTACACCCAGTTTTGGATACGGTTGCTTATTTAAATGTAATTATTGTTATATGAGAAGACACGTAAAGTCTGGTGTAACGATTGCTGATAATACAGATGATATAATAAAAGCTATTATACAACACAGTATTACACTACCTTACCCAAAAACACCAAATCAAACACACGAAACATATTATACATATGATTTTAGTTGCAATGAAGATTATGTATTACACGCAAAATATCACGATTGGAAAAAGTTGTTTGGTGTATTTAAACATAACGAACAGATTATGGGTACTGCAGCAACAAAATATGTAAACAATGACTTATTATCTTTCAACCCTTTACAGAAAGTTCGTATTAGATTTAGTCTAATGCCACAAGAGTTGTCTGATAAACTAGAACCAGGAACAAGTAAAATTATAGATAGGATAAAAGCTATTAATGATTTTATAGAAGCTGGTTATGATGTACACGTAAATTACTCACCAATAATAGTATATGAAAATTCTAAAAAAGCATATGCAGAATTATTTGACTTAGTAGATACGCACGTACATAACTTGTTTAAGCATAAAGTAAAGGCAGAATGCATTTTCTTAACCCACAACGAAGATATGCATAAGTTTAATCTTACAGAAGGCGTAGAAGGCGAAAACTTATTATGGAGAAGTGAATTGCAAGAAGCTAAAACAAGTCAATATGGAGGTCGTAATATCAGATATAAACACGATATTAAAAGACATTATATAAACGCATTTCGTAATGCTATGAAACGACACGTTCCGTGGCAAGAAATAAGATACATATTTTAGGAGGAAAATATGGAAGAAACATTAAAACAAAAATACGATAGAACTAAAATGTGGTATAATTCAGCACAGAAATTACTTATGGGTAGAACCATTGAAAATGTATGGTGGCAAGAATGGGATGAAGACTATCCAGAAGAAGGAACTGGATTAGTATTTGTTACAGACAAAGGTGATGCATTCTTTGTAGGAATGGATGATGAAGGTAATGGTCCAGGTGCTTTACACATTGGTATGGATGAAAAACGTCAAAAGAAACTTAAAAAAGAAGGAATATGTACTTCTTGTTTACCAGTAGGCGTAGAAAGTAATTCATCATATAAAAATATGTGGCTAAAAATGCATGGTTTAGATAATAAAAGCTGGGATGAATCTGGTCATACTGAACTAGAAGAGGTTAAAGATGATAGTTGAAAAAGATATGGTAGGATTAAAAACAAGAAGTAATAATCCAAAACATATATCTGAAGCAATATCTTATATAATAGATAACACTGATTTAAATACTTGTGATGAATGTGGTGTATTAGAATATTCAGATGATTTGAATTGGTGGGAATATATGAACGAAAAAGACCAAATGTTTTGGAGTCAACACAAAAGCGGTGATGCTTTATGTGATAACTGTTGGAGGGATTAATGAAAGATGATTGTCCAACTATATTTCCATATTACGGAGGTAAGTTTTCTTTATCAAGACAACTTGTTCCTATGCTACATAGTCATAAACGATATATTGAAGTATTTCTTGGTGGTGGGAGTATGTTCTTCCGCAAAAACAAAGCGCAAATAAATATATTAAATGACTTGCATAATGATATAATTAATTTGTATATTTCAGTTGCGGAGGATTTCGATAAATTTAGATACTATTGTAAACACATTCTGTTATCTAGAACTCTTCACGAAAACTTTAGAAAAGAGATACACAACACAACACTAACACAATATCCAGATTACAAAAGAGCGGCATCATACTTTTTTGTATTAAAAACTGCTTTTAACAAAAACCCATATTTGCCACTATCAAATGCGGCTAAATGGAATGATGAAATACTGGATGGCTTAGAAGCAAGTAGAAAAAAGCTAAATGATGTATTTATTGAAAATATGGATTTTAGAAAGTTAATTGACAAGTATAAACCAAATGAAGATGATATGTGGTATTTGGACCCACCTTATTGGGCGGCTACAGATAGAAATGATTACTACATACATTCGTTTACAGAGCAAGACCATATAGACTTAAAACAAATCTGCGACGATATAGATAAAGGCGGGGGAAAGTTTATGGTATCTTATGATGATAGACCTGAGATTTGGGAAATGTATAGATATTATAATATTGATACAATATCAATTAAATATGCTGGTCAATTACATAGCGATGAAGAAAAGAATGAAATCGTGATTACAAATTATATACCAAAAAAAGAACAAATTAGCTTATTTGATGATTAGGAGGAAATATGTCTGATAAGAAAGACTTTAAAGAACTAACTGATATGCATGAAATGCCTAAAAATGAAGAGGCTGAAATTGCAGTATTAGGTTGTATTCTATTAAAGGGAAATGAATTATTTGAACAAGCAAAAACACATATAAGAAACCCAGAAGCATTTTACACAGATAAACACAAAATAATATGGAACGCTTTTCATAATCTATACAAGAATGATACTGCAATTGACTTGGTTACAGTAAGCGGAGAGCTAAAGGACAATAAAGCAGATGTATCAATACATTTCTTGAGTGGATTAACAGAAATGGTTCCACATACCCATCACGTTGAAGCCTATGCTAAAGACGTATGGATGAAATTTATACAACGCAAAGTAATTCATAGTTCAAGATTACTATTCAATGCAAGTATGAATAATAAGAAAGATGTCTTAGAAATTATTCATCAACACGAAAAAGCCATTGAAGATTTGAAAGATACTACACCTAATAAAACTGTAGAAACTGAAGATATTATTGGCGATACAATAGAAACATTGAAAACAGGTAGTAATCTAATACCATTTGGCATTGAACAGCTTGATAAAGCAGCAGGTGGTATGACTAGAAGTGAAGTTACAGTTCTTGGTGGTAGACCAGGACACGGTAAAACAACGCTTGTAATTAATATTGTAAAACGATTATTAGAACAAGGCTTTAAAGTAATGTTATTTAATCGTGAGATGACTAATGTCGAGATGATGAAAAAGATATTAGTTATGGAGTTTCCAGAATTTAGTTATGAAAAGATTCGTAAAGCTGGAAACATTGATACTGAAATTAGTAAGATTGCATTAGCAAAAGAACGACTAGGTGAAAAATACAAGAATCTTATAATGCACGATGATTGTAAAACTCTTGCAGATGCTATGAAAGAGATAGCTAAAGAAAAACCAGATGTTGTTCTTGATGACTATATTCAACTTATTCGTACAGATAATAGTAGTAATAAAGATAGACGTTTTGAAATTGAAGATATTATGTTAGATTATAAGTGGATTTGTAAGAAAATCAATTGTAGTGCTATATTAGTATCTCAATTAAATAGGGAAATTGAAAGACGTATAGACCCTAGACCAAAACTATCAGACTTTGCGGAAAGTGGTGTAATTGAACAAACTGCTGAAGCGGCGTTCTTTGTTTACTATCCTTATGCGGTAGATGATAGAGAAAATGATAGATATGAGTCTGAGATTATTTGTCAAAAGGCTAGATATGGTCAATTAGGTAGTTATACTATGGGCTTCAATGGAGATAAATGTAGCGTTTACTTTGATAGAACAGAAGCTATTAGTGTAATGTCTAAGTATAAGGAATAATGAAAACAAATAAACTATTAAGTATAGACCCTGGATGGAATGGAGCGATTGCTGTTTTCGAATACCATCGTAATCACATATACCTCCAATCTACCAGTAATTGTCCATCCTCCAGGGACGAAAATGATTTAGCAGAAGTATTTAAAGAATGTATGGGCGACTCTGTATCAACAACTCGTAATGAAATTGATATTAGTTCCGAATCCACACCTAAAGTCGTAATTGAAAGGGTATGGAGTCGTCCGTATGAAAGAGGTGCTTTTGCTTTTGGTAAAAACTATGGAATGTGGTTAGGTATAGCGGCTTCCTTTGGGTGTGAAATTATAAGAGTATTACCTAGAGAATGGCAACTTACTATTGGTGGAGGTAAAGAATCTATTCCAAAAGATTATCAAGAACGAAAAAGATATTTTAAAGAACTTGCACAAAATTGGGCAGGTGATAAACATAAAATTACGTTAACTAATGCAGATGCTGTTTGCATAGGCATACATACAGTACAGGAGGTATTGTTTAATGAGTAAAGTAGGAAATGATAGTGAATTATACGCTGAGTATATGCAACAAAAAATGGATGATATTGAATACGAAAAATATCAACAACAAATAGAAAGAACAAAATATAGACGAAAATTTATTACAGACACTAAAACAGACTTAAAAGACTTATATCGTATTAAAAAACAATTAGAAAACACAAAGTTTGATGCTTTCTTACATCCTGAAAGATATCAAGATAAAAAAGACATTATTAAAAAAGTTGATAAAGTAATTAAAATTAATGAGTTCTTCATTAATCGTCTTAAAAAATCATACAATTAAGTTTACGCACCAAGTAAACAGACAAATCTAGTGGATAGTTATATTAAAAATATTGTACAGACAAGGTTTATAGCTTATCTAATGCTTCCATTACAGCTTTATTATAATCATATCGCTGTACTTTTTTAGGTTTTTCTTTATCTAAACCATATAATTTTTGAACAGCTGGTTGTACAATTTGTTTTTTACGAGTTTCACTTCTAGGATATAATCCTAATTCACCCTGTAATAATGTAAAGCTATTAATTCCTTTAGACCATTTAGGTATAGTGTTAGTAAACAGACGATGTGTTTGTGTGTTTAATACTTTAACAGCTTCAGACATTTTTTCATTACCAGATAACTCAGACATATCTTGGTATCCAGCCATAAATGCTAATGCAGAATCTTCATCCATATTATAAAATCCCATAATGTTTCCTATCGATACGGCGTCTGATACAAACGGACCACCAAATGTACCTATAATAGGACCTTTACCAAAAAATGCTCTTTTACGAGTTTCTTCATCACCAGCTACTACATCGTGATATGATTTTATTCTTTCCCAAGTATCATTTTGTACAAGGTTCCCTAAATCCATATTTAATAATGGAGCCATAACACCATTGATTGCTAAATAAGTTAATCCTAAACGATACATTCTCCAAGCAGGTTCACTATTCCATTGTTTAGTAAATACAGCGTCAGTACCATCTCTTACAATTTTTCTTTGTAGATTAAAAAAGTTAAATCCATAATGTTGGAACTGTGTTAATATTGCTCCTATTGGACCACGCATAATTTTTGCTTTTGCAAGAGGCGAATAATCAAAATGTAAATTTCTAGTAGCGGCATTACCTTCAGCTTCAGCTACTTTTCTTTTATATTCTTCAAATCTAAATTCATATTCAGTAGCATCGCCTTCTTTAAATATTTTTCTGTTTCTATCTTTACTATTACGTAATTCTTCTACAGTCTCTTTTCTACCTTCTCTTTTTAAATCTCTTTGTAATACACGTTCAAATCTATTTTGATACATTTGTAAATTAGATTCAATAGCTTTCCAAGATAATGCATAACCTATTTTAAATGTCCATCTACGATTAATATTATTTTCAACCCAAGTCATAGGTTTACCTAAAAGCTCAGCAGTCTTTTGTATTTGGTCTCCTATTCTATCACCCATAGACACATCTATAACTTCTTCATATGTTTTTGTTCTTTCGTTATATTCTGTACGAGTGAACTTCATACTACCATAAATATCTGTAATCTCAGGAAACAATACACCATTATTTTTTAGCCCTTCATTAATACGAGCCATCATATCTGTATCTTTATAAATTTCTCTAGCTTGTTTAATTCCATTTCCGCCAAACCAAATATAGTTAAATAAACTTTGTGTACTATTACGAACCGCACCTCTAATATTTAATCCTAACTTACTTGCAAACTCTAAACTGGTAATCATTCTTGATAGTTGTGTTCCCATAGTAGGATTTTCAAATCGTGTTCCTACAATATCAGAATAACTATCAGATACATAATTCTTTAAAAAGTTTAATTTTGCTTCTACTTGTTTGTTATCACCTCTTAATTGTGTTTCCATTATATCTTTCATTACATCCATATACTTTCTAGTATTAAATGCATTGTAATTAAATCGTATTGCATTATTAGCATATGATTGCATAATAGGAAATACATTATAATTAATACGCTCGTGCATTGGCGTAGAGTCTGTTAAGTTTCTATTAATATAAATGTTTTCGTTTAATACTTTTTCTAAATTATCTATAATATCTGTAGCTTCTTTTACTTGTTTAGGTTTACTTGCAAGAGCTAACTTTTGTGCCGCTTTAGACAATGAAGGAAATATATCTAAACTTAATACAGGAAAATATCCATTACGTTGCAAATCAGCATCTTTAAATCTATCTCTTACACTTTCTAGTTTTTGTATAGTTTCATTAAAACCAGGTAAATCTTTCATTATAGGATTGTTATTTTTTAATCCATATAACATATTATTAATACCTTGTATCATTAATCTTGTTGATTCTGGTTGTAATTGATTACGCCATACTTCTGCAGCCGCTTTGACATTATTAGAATATTGACCTGTTTTTAATAACTCGTCATATGTTTTTCTACTGTCATTTGCTGTTCTTTCTTTAGGCGCAGATGCTAGTTCGTGAAATTGTTGTAACACTTTTCCTTCACCTTGTTTCATAAACTCAGCTATTTCGCCGTGATACAATCTATCAGCTTCACCATCTTTTCCTTCTCTTCTTAATTTATTATATTCCCCATACAATTTTTTTAATTCTTTTTGTGCTTTAGTAAATTTTACTTTATCACTTACTTTAGCACCTTCAATTAATGCATCCCCTTTTAACAAACGCAAGATTCTATTTAGTCCTTCGTTTGACATAGAAGTTTGACCTTTCATAAACTCATTGGACTTTTGTACATCTTTAAACCAATCAGCAACAAATGGTATATCTTTATACAGCTCTTGTGGCAAATACATATACTCAGCAAACTTACCTCTTGTAGTGCCAACATTTTTTACAGTTCTATCTGTTAATCGTTTTAATAACTTTAATTCTTCTGTGTATGGTACTCGTGATTCACCATTAGTTACTTGATGTACTAAACGATTAAACATATCAGCAGAATGTGAACCAAATTGTTCAATTACTGGTTTGCTTTGAAAATCTTGTGCAATCTTTCTATACGCCATTGCATCTTTTTCTCTTTGTTGTGAGGGATATTTACATTCAGCCATTAACAGTTCCTCTTTAGTTCATCAATATGTCTATTAGCAACATCTTCTGGTTTTGCTTGTTCGTTTCCGTATTTCTTTCTACCAAGATTATCGACTCCATTATAACTACCTCCAGACATAGTATCACTAGTGTTAAATATACTACCTTTATCTTTTTGATACAAGAACAATGCATCGTCCATTTCTTGAGCTCTACGCAATCCTTCTATACCATTAAGTTGCATATGTCTACCATACATACTCATACGTGTAATTACGTGTGTTGGTAGTTGTAGTTCTTTACCATTGGTAATAATATCTCTAATCATACCTACACCAAACATACTTTGTAATCTACTATATTCATCTAACTTACTAAACTCCATTTGTTCTCTCATTTTACTAGCTGTGCCAGGATAGAATGCATCTACAAGTTCCGCTTTACTATGTCCTGTTGCAATTTCAAATGGTTCTACAAAGAATGAATGTTCTACATCTTTACCTGTAGCTTCATTTAATGCTTTAATATCTGTTTCTCTATTATGTAGTCTATTGTATACATATTCATAACTACGACCAATTCCTTTGACAAATGCATCTACTTGCATAGTGTCAAATTTTACCATAGAAGCACTATTTGTTTGCGAGTCTATCATATATCCTAATCCTAGGTTAATAAATTTTTCTACATTTGTTGTAGTTGGTTTAAAGAAAAAACTACCATTATAATTTACAAGTCTTGAAGTATCCATTTCAGGTGTCATTAATCGCAACATAAACCAAGTTTGTTGTTGAGAATCTAATCCTTGTAAAAAACTATCTATCTGATTATAAAACCAATCTTTAATTTCATTTTCAGTACGCCATCTTACTTTATCTTTAGCAAAAAATTCTTGCCAAGCCGCATTATAATCTTGTTTGATTTCTCTAATTTTAGATTCAATATATTTATATTGTCCTTCATTCTTAGCAAATCCTATTTCTGCACCTACTTTATATCCATAGAATCCAAATCCTTCCATAAGAGCTAATGTATTAATCATATCAGAATCTCTTACAGTATCTATCTTCATACCTTTGTCTTTTAGGTCTTTATCTACACGTTTTACAACGGCATCAAATTCTTCTTTTGTTAATGCATCTTTTTTAAGATTTGTTTTTTCTTTAAATACTTCTGATTTAATTCTAGCATTTCGAATAGCATCATAATCTTTATTTGTAATTGGAAATCCTTTTTTATCCATACCAGGTTTATAGATTACTAAGTTATTTAATATACCATCTTTTGCTTTTATTAATTTGTTAATTTGTCTATCATAATAACTATAAGAGTCATAATTACCTTGACCTTCAATACTAGCTTGTTTAGAACGTATTCTTTTTAGCTTGTCTATTCTATTTTGAATTTCATTTGCTACCTGTATACTTCTTGCATCATTTTTAAAAGTCTTGTTAAATTTTAATATAGCATCACCCATATCATCAATTGGCATATTAGTTAATTCAGCTATTTCATCAGCAAAAGGTATAGTTTCTGATTTGTCTTTTCTACCTACAGGTCTAAACTGAATATTCTTCATATGCATAATTTCAGCTAATACTCTATCGTGATGCATAAAGTTTTCAGCTGTTT